GTTGAGGACGATAAACTTGCCGACACCTGCAATGGTCTTTACCGCGCCGATGAACAGGACTCCAGCGCCGAAGAAGCTTACGACAATGCTTTTGAAGAGGCGGTTGGTGGCGGCTTTGGTGCTTGGCGGCTTCGCACCAAGTACGAGGACGACGAAGACCCGGACGATGAGAAGCAACGCATTATCTTTGAGCCCATCTATGACGCCGACACGTCGGTGTTTTTTGACCTTGATGCTAAGAAGCAAGATAAGTCTGACGCCAAACGTTGCTGGGTCCTAACATCAAAGGATCGCCAGGCTTATATTGACGAGTTCAACGACAACCCAGTGTCTTGGCCCAAGAACCTTATGGTAGGCCAATTTGACTGGGCGACACCCGATGTTGTCTACGTGGCTGAGTACTACGAGATCGAGGAAAAGCGCTCGACCATTCACATTTGGAAGATGATGGATGGAACTGAGGAAAGGTTCACCGACGAGGAGCTTGAGGCACCTGCGCGCGACGACGATGAAACGGAAATGGCTGCTGCTAATGGAGTCCCAGTCACAACCAAGCGCAACGAGCTTGAATCTCTTGGCGCTAAGGAAGAACGAACCAAGCGCATCGTCCTAAAGAAGGTCCACAAGTATTTGATGAGTGGCGGCAAAATTATTGACGACCAAGGGTTTATTGCAGGCTGCTGCATCCCCATCATCCCAGTCTACGGCAAGCGCTGGTTTGTCGATAACGTCGAACGCTGCATGGGTCACGTGCGTTTGGCGGTTGACGCTCAGCGACTGAAGAATATGCAATTGTCAAAGCTTGGCGAGATCAGCGCCATGAGTTCTATATCCAAGCCAATCTTGTCGCCTGAGCAGATTGCCGGCCACCAAACCATGTGGTCAGAAGACAACATCAAGAACTATCCTTACTTGCTCATCAACCCCGTCACCGACAAGGACGGCAATGAGAATGTGATTGGCCCCACCGCATACACAAAGAGCCCGGAGATTCCCCCGTCGCTTGGTGCCTTGCTGCAAGTAACTGAAGAGGACATGAAGGATCTTCTAGGCAATCAGCAAAGCGCCGAGGAAGTTCGTGGCAACATTTCAACAGATACGTTTGAGATGTTCCAAAACCGCGTTGATATGCAGACCTTCATTTATCTGTCTAACATGGCCAAGGCCGTGAAACGTGGCGGTGAGGTCTATTTGTCAATGGCGCGCGACGTGATTGTTGAAGAAGGCCGGATCATGAAGGCTGTTGGCGTATCCGGTGAGATAAGCCGAGTCGAAGTCATGCGCCCGGTCATTGATTCTAAGACAGCGGCTGTAACATATCAAAATGATATGAGCAAAGCTAAGTTTGACGTTAACGTTGAGGTTGGCCCAGCCAGCAGCACTAAGCGGGCGGCGACTGTAAGGTCACTCACTAACATGGCGGCGCTCACCGATGATCCGGAAACCAAGCAAGTTCTTGGCGCCATGGCCATGATGAACATGGAAGGCGAGGGTATCTCCGACGTGCGCAAGTACTTCCGCAAGAAACTGATTGCCATGGGCGTGGTTGAACCTAACGAGCAGGAAGCCATTGAGTTGAAGCAGAAGCAAGACTCACAGCAACCGTCGGCCCAAGACAAGTACCTGGAGGCTGCGGCCCAACAAGCTTTGGCTGATGGAGCCAAGGCCCAAGCAGATACCATTAAGAGCCAAGCCGATGCCGATAAGTCCAGGGCACAAACCCTCGAGATCCTTCAAGGTCTTGATAACGACACGGCTCGCGTGGCAATTGACGCAATTCACAAGTTGGGACCTAGCGTGGTCCCACCTAGCATCTCTGGTTCTCCGGTGATGCAGTAGCATTCTAAGTTGCAAGTTGAGCACATCCAACTTGCAATGACGATAAACGGTATCCACCCCGCCGATCAGTGGGTGAGTAGAGATGGAGTTAGGTAATGAGTAACGAGAAAGCAACGGAAACAAACGACGTAACAGTTGACGCTCAGGCGCAAGCTTTGGCTGCAATTGCATTACAAGCTGCAAACGCTGAGGGTAGATCCGGCGGCGTTGAAGACGGTTCTGGCGAGACGCCGGCTGTTAACAACGATGAAGCTGACAATGAAGTTGTTGTGACCATTGGGGACGGAACGCCGCCCCAAGAAGAAGTAGAGCTTGAACAGGCCCCAACCTGGGTCAAGGAGTTGAGGAAGACAAATCGCGAACAGGCCAGGCGCATTCGAGAGTTGGAGAAGCAAACAACGGATAAGGAACAAGCCAAGGTTGCAATAACCTTAGGACCTAAGCCGAAGATGTCTGACCCAAGTATCGACTACGACGCGTCTAAGTTCGAAGATGAGTTGGCCAAGTGGAACGACCAAAAGCGTGCCGCAGACAATGAAGTTGCGCAACGACAGGCAGCTGAGAAGAAAGCTCAAGATGCTTGGTCAGCAAAGCTCAATGAATATGGTGCCGCCAAGTCAAAGCTTAAGGTGAGTGATTTTGCCGAGGCTGAAGCCACAGCCCTTGATTCTCTTGCGCAGGTCCAACAAGGTATCGTAGTTCAAGGAGCTGAAAACCCAGCTCTTGTTATCTACGCCCTTGGTAAGAACTCTGCCAAGCTCAAGGAACTTAGTTCCATTACCGACCCCGTGAAGTTTGCCTTTGCGGTTGCTAAACTGGAGAGAGATTTGAAAGTGACCACCCGCAAAGCTCCGCCACCGCCTGAAAGGACAGTGAGCGGCTCGGCACCTAAATCAGGTGTTGTCGATTCGCATCTTGAACGGCTGCGCACTGACGCTGAAAAATCCGGCGACTTTTCTAAGGTCGTTGCTTATAAGCGTCAGAAGCGCGCAGCTTCATAACCAACATCAATCATTTGGAGATCTACTAAGATGGCTAATTCATTTAACAAAGAAGAACGCGTCGCGTTCGAACAGCTTCTCGAGGGGTTCGACGACGCCCTCGTTCTGTCGCGCAATGTGACTAAGTACAACACCCCCATGAACGAGATGGAGCGCACCGGTGATGTTATCTGGCGCCCCCAGCCCTACATTGCTCAGTCATTTGACGGCATGGACCAGACGCTAAACTTCCAGAACCAGACACAACTCTCGGTTCCGGCAACATTGGCCTTCAGTAAGGCTTCACCTTGGATCATGGACGCCAAGGAGCTTCGCGACGCAGTGCAGGAAGGTCGACTGGGTGAAGCCGCTAAGCAAAAGCTGGCTTCCGATATCAACATTGCCATCATGAACGTTGCCTCTCAGCAGGGTACGTTGGTTGTTAAGCGGACAACTGCGGCAACTGGTTTTGACGACGTGGCCGCTATTGAAGCTATTTTCAACGAGCAAGGCATACCAATGTATGATCGTTGCTTGGCTCTCAGCACGCGTGACTACAACGGCATGGCGTCTAACCTGGCCTCTCGTGGTACCGTCCAAGGCAAGGTTCAGACGGCTTACGAGAAGGCGTACGTTGGTCTGATCGCGTCGTTTGACACCTATAAGCTTGATTACGCAAATCGTCAGGCGGCTGCCGCTGGTGGTGCTGGTTTGACCATTAACACTACTGTGGCTGGAGCACAGTACTACACGCCAAAATCAACTTCTGTCGCCACTACCGGTGAAAAGAACAACGTCGACAACCGCTTCCAACGTGTTACCATCTCCTCGACTACTAACGTCGCGGCCGGTGACTGCTTCACAATTGCCGGCATGAACGCTATTCATCACATCACAAAGGGTGATACCGGTCAGTTGAAGACCTTCCGTGTGATCAGCGTGGACTCTGGTACGACCATGACCATCAGTCCTCCGATCATCTCGGCTCAAGGCGGTTCAACGGCTGAGCAGCAGTACAAGAACGTGGTGGTCAACACCGCTTCGGCAACTGCTGCGATCGTGTTCCTTAACACTGTGGCCGCGTCGATCAACCCATTCTGGCAAAAGGATGCGCTTGAGATTCTGCCGGGCCGTTATGCTGTGCCGACTGACGCTGGCGCTGCTGTGATGCGCGGTACAACCGACCAGGGCCTCGAACTGGTCATGACCAAGCAGTTTGACATCAAAACGCTAAAGACTTTGTTCCGTCTTGAC